CACCCGAAAACTGCGACCAAGGCATTGGGGTCACATTGATTGTGCCGCCTTGATTGGCAGTTGAAACCCATCCTGTGTCAGCTAGGGTTGTCCCTGATTCAATAAAAGTGAACGCAGATGGCACTTCAGCCCATGTGTTCATGTCGGCTGATCTTGCCCAAGCGGTGCTAGACGCAACATAAATGCCGTTGAATTGGTTGCTTGCCTGATTCTTGACAAGAATCCGATCACCCGCTGTCAGTGTTGATGTCCAATCACCACCCGCCTGAACCGCCAAGCCAGACAAAGTAATGTCAGCAGTTGTGGAATATACGCATGAAGCCTTGACATCAAGACCTTGTGCGACCGAATCCACATAGCCCTTGTTGGCAATGTCTGTGTCGCCAACAGGAGTGGTTGCAATCGTGCCTGTGATAGTCGCAATGTTTGTAAAGGTTGCGTTTTCAGGGCCATAAAAGGGCGTTCCCGCAGGGCCAACAAAGTATTGAAGGGCAAAGCTAGGCTCGGGCGCAAAAACGCCCTGAACAGGGACAATGTTGGTTGTCTGAGTGACAGCCGTATTGTTTGACATTATTCGAAATAGACAGTTACGCTTGCTGTGCCGCTAATGACAACATACAGACCATTTTCACAGTTGATGCCATCATAGAAGTTCATGTTCGTTGCCGCTGTCAGGGTGTAGGTGTCAATGATCTTGACATCTGTGCCTGGCACTTGTGCATCGTACACAGTGATTGTGGGTGTACTGGTCACGCTACTGCAAAAAATGCCTTTTAGTTTGCCAGGCTGATTCTTCACCAAAGTGGTAGCGGAAATCTGTGAATAGTTGGACATGATGATCCTTTGCAAAGGTGATTAAGTTTAACGATTTTTGAGCCAATTTCCAAGATGTCCTTGGAACATTTTGTGTCCAGTGTGTCCCATGTGCATTTCAGGGTCAATCCACACTTTCCCGCCTATTTTGCGCCAGCGGATGCAAAAACTGTAGTCCTCGCCCCACTTGTAGTCATCCTCAAAAATATGGTCAAAAAGAGGATAAAAACGCTTCTCACTGTCTGCCTCATATCTGTGGCTCTCAGGGAAAGCCTCAATCAGTTTGGCAATGCAGTTTCTTGAAATCTTTAAAAAACCCGTTGGAACGGCTTTGACCTCCAACAATCCTGTCTCAGGATTTGCCCATAATTCTTCTTTTTCTAGGTAGTGAACAGCATATTCGATGGGGTCTTTGCGTCTTGGGTAAATACCCGCCACCAAATCTTCAGGGGCATCGATCAATTTAAGTAATGCGCCAGCTTCCCATGAAACGTCATTGTCAACAAATATCAGTTGATCACAGTCAGATTCTTCAAAGAACTTGGTCGCTGTAATACTGCGGGAGTCTGCAATTAAAGCATTGCCAATGTCATCCACAAAAGTATAGGTGTCGCCCCTTTTTAGGAGTGAAGTTATATCTGTAAACAGACACCGCATTGTCCCCATGTGAACCACGCCTGTGTAGGCTGGCATTGCAATCATTATGTGCATTTGTTCTCCAAATAAAAAAGCCACCCCCCGATGTGGAGAGTGGCCTTACCCATCAATTCACATTAAGACGTAATGCCAATGTTCTTGATAGCGGTGATGATGGCGTTCACTGCCGCAACTGTTTCAGCAGTTGAGGGAGTGGCTGTCAATGCGGTGATAGCACCAGCACGAACAACGGGGGTAATGCCATAAAAACCGACCTTGCCGCTAACAGCGCCCAATTGGACACCATCGGAAGCACTACCATTCATTAGGTAGTTGACTGTTTGCGTACTTGCTGCGCCTGGATTAGCCATGATGCGTTTCCTTCTTTAGTTAATTAAGCCGCAACTCGGCAAGCGAGTTCGGGGTACAGAGGGGCCCAACCATATAACACATCCACACGGGTAGGAATGGAATCGTTATTTATCGTATATTGCCTCACCACACGTAGGGAAAGCCCTAACTCACGATCGGAAGCACGACCAGCGAACACTACGCCATCAGGCAATTCCAAGTCAGCAGTAGCCAAGGTGAAAGCATTTTTGTGCATCACCAAGTTCTGTGGGGACACAGTACCAGACTTGTTGAAAGGAGTCACAACAGCAGTGGTGCTTGTTGAACCAATGATGGTAACGTTCTGGAACTGACCGCCTGTGATGATCGCAGGGGAAACAGTAACAGAAGAACCAGCAGAAGCGGCAACAGTCACATCAGCAGTCACAACGAAATTACGCAGTTTGCCAGAGCCGTAAGCAGAACGATTCTGGGGGTTAACAGCGTACACGCCAGCAATCTGAATCACATCGCCTTGTTTCAGACCCGCTGTGCCAGCAGAAGAAACCAAAGTGATGGTAGATGTTTGCGCCCAACCTGATGTCAAAGAACCAGTGAAAGTGGTGGTGTTGGTGGAGAGAGTGTCGGAGTATGAACCAAATGTTTGGTTCACAACGTTCTGATCCATCTTCCAGTTCATACCAGCAGAGTCACGGCCCATCATGCCTTTTTGGTATTGCTTGCCAATCACATCGGATGGAACAAACAAACCCTTCAAGCTGTCCACAATGGTTGCGCCTGTGAAAGGCTCAACGATGCATGAACGACGACCATCACGGGGTGCGCCCTCTGAGTCCAAGTAAGCACCAGCGGTCAAGTAGGTGAGCAAGGATGTGGGAGGAGTGCCAGCAGTACCAACGATGTTGGCGGTGCTGTTCTTAGCCATTGTCAGACCATCAAAGTCAATCTTGTTGGCTACGGCTGCGACAGCGGGTTTCAACACACGATCAGAGAACTGATCAAGGCTCAAAGCCAAGTCTTGTGTGGTGAACTGTGTGTCAACGTGAAACTGAGTGGACAAAGTAACGGGAACAGAAGTCTCGTTAAAGTCCTCAACGTTCAATGCAGGGCCAGATGTACCGATGAAACGGCCTGGTCTACGAACGTTCAGTGTGTTACCGATCTTTGCGCCTGAAACAGCGAATTGATCATCATAGTTGCGGTCAACTTCAGATGTGAAAGTCAACTCGTTTTCCAAGACCATCAACGCTTCGTTGGTGATCATGGAGATGGTAAGCAGATTATTGCTCATTTTATTTCCTTAAAAGAATGGGTTTATGTCAGCGGATTCGCCCTGCAAGTCTAGCCGCTTTCCAAGCCTGATACGAACCATGAAAACTCCCATCGGAAGTCAGATTCACATCACGCCCATTAGCCGCAGACCTGATCGGGTTGATCGGTGCTGGCGCTTTACTTTTCCCAACAACAGTCTTTGTCTGAGGCTCTGCCTTTTCAAACTGAGCCTCCAATCTCCCAATAGTTCTCAATGCGGATGTGACTGTCATGCCTTGCAGTTTTTCGGCAATTTCGGGATTTTCAGCCAAGTGATATAGCACTTGAGGGCCAACATCTGATTCAAAGATTGCATCACGCACTTCGTTGCTCACAACAACATCGGCTGACCCAACCATCGCCTCAAAATCAGGCATCTCAACTTTGGCAGATTCAACTCGCTTTGCCCAAGTGTTGATCACTTGTTGCCTTTGAGCCTCTACTTTAGCCTGTGCTTCCTTTTGCTTTTCCTCACCTAATCGCTGATCCACCTTATAGTCTGTCAATGCTTTTGCATATTCATACATATCAGTGAACTGCTCTGGTCGGGGTTCTTCAGACGCTTCAACCTTTTGGGGTTGAGTTCTGCCTTCCAATTCCCTGACCTTGGCTTCTAAAGATTCCCTTGCTTCACGCTCTCGCTGGGCTTCTGCCCTTGCTTCTTCACGTTGCTTGGTTATCTTCTCAAACCGAATTTCCAACTTAGGATTTCGTTTTCGATCCTCTGTTGCTGTCGCTTCCTCTGACGCTTCAACTGGTTCACTCTGCCCATTATCGACCTCTGGCGGCTCTGCAACTGGTGCAGCCTCGCTAGGCGTTGAATCAGCTAAACCCATTCTCTTAGCGTTAAATTCAGCTAAATTTTCACTTGTCACCACAGTAGTGGAGACCTTTGGTTGTGCAATTTGCACTTCCTGAACTTCTGACATTGAGTTTCCTCAAAGAATTTTCCCAGTGAGCCTCACTGGTAAGGTTTGAGTAATTATTTACCCTAATTCATTATCTGTCAATTATTGTTGCATAAATGGATTCTGATCTTGATCAATATCCATTGCCGCACCCATCGCAAACTGCTGCTGTTCAGCGTTCAAGCGGTCAATCTCAGCCAACAATTGATTGGGTGACATTCTTGCAATAAGCATTTTGACCAACGCATCAATCTCAGTCTTATTCTGCTCAGTAACTGCTTTGACATTGGTTTGATTAACCTTTGCCTCGTTAATGGTCTCAGTGTTGTGCGCTCTTGCGGTGACATCCATGAGTTTGCGCTTAGTAGCGCCTTCCTCTTTGATCTGAGCCACTTGCATCCGATTGTTGATCTCAAGACCAGCGGCTTGCAATTGTTGCTGTAACTGCTCAATCATCTGCTGAGACTGAGCCAAACGCATCTGAACTTCAGGTGGGATGTCGGATTTCTCATCAATCTGAGCCAATGGGTTCATGGCGGCAAGGCGGTCTGCGATCACATCAGCGCCTGGGAAGTCCATGTTTCGGAATACCAAATCACCCGCAATGTTGAACAGTTCTGCATTGCCTGTAAGCAACGGCATCATGCTTTCAACGGCTTGTTGGCGCTTAGTTTGGAAGCCAGGCCCTGTGTCCATCACCACATCGTATTCACCCACAGTCACATCGTTCAGCACCTCACCGATGGCGTTGGCTTGGTTGATGGTGGTCATGTCGGGCTGACCATCTGAGCCAATGATTCGCATCACTCGCTCGGTGTCGTAAATCTTGGGGATCAAGTCCAAGATGATTTTGCCCGTCTGACGAATAGAACGGGTCATATTGTCGTAGAAGTGGAAGTTTGACAGATCAACTTGGTTCTGCTGACCCGCTAATGCCTTGCCTGAGATGTTTCCGCTTGGTAATTGGTTGGGGTCAAGAACGCCCAAAACCATCTGCAAGTCTGCGGAAATAGCGCCAGCCGCCTCCATGATGCCTGTTGGTGGTGGTTCAGGCTGAAGTCGTGTTGGTGCGGGTGCGGGTTGACCCTCAATGTCCTTCTGTTTGTAGCGCAGAACAGGCGTTGACTTGATGTTAGCCATCGCCCATTCGTTCTCATGCCCCTCATCTTGACCCTCGGCAAGCAGCCACTTAGCCTTTGGTGCAAGGGCAACGCTCTCGGTCATCGATGTGCGCCAGAAGTTGTACATCCGCTGTGGGTCTTTAGCAAAACGCACCAAGCCGTATTTCTTGCGCTTGTCATCAATGATCACTTGTGCGCCATAGCAAGGCACGACAGGGATGTATTTACCCGCCCATGTCTTTTCCTCAAGGATTTCCATTGCGGTGCATTTCATCCACTTCACGGCTTTGCGGAAGCTGTCACGCTCATCAACCACAGTCAGACCCGATGCCTCTACACGGGCAAAGAAGTTGTCTGAGTCGGCAAAGCCTGATGTGCCATCACTTAGCAAGTACAGTTTGGCTCGTTCACGCTCAATATAAAAGTATTCAGCAACCCGAATGTCCTCTTTTGTAATCCAAGAAGCGGTGTCATCACCAGTGGAACGCTGCTGAAAGTTTGCCCCGTCATCAGCGCCTGGGTAATTCTCCCTAAATATCTTCTTGTCCATCACTGTGGTGATCAAGCAACGCTCTGCATCTGAGCCATCAGGGAGGATTGAGTTAGGGTCGAAATAAACTGTGAACGGGTTATCAATGGTGTCAATGTAAATTTCCTGATCAAAGGAAGTCTCGCTCACATACTTTGTGTTGATGCGCCAATAGCCCCATCCCATGCGAACTGCGTAATCAAACGCTGTGTCATAGGCTGTGTCTGCGTTGGAGTTCACCTCGATATGGCGGGTGATGCCCTCGATCACTTGGGCAATCTTGTAGTCTGCCAAGTTGTTCACAGGGTGAACTTTGATGCGGGGGCGTTTCATCCTTTGCTGATTGGTCACTTGACGAATGTATGCGTCAATCTTGTTGATCGTCAGACATGGGCGGGATTCAAGGTTGCGTGAGTTTTGAATCTCAACAGGCCATTGATCGCCAGCGGCAAACTT